CCGCCGCTGATTGTTTCATCAATCACTTGGTTCGGTGCATGGCGAAATTCGATATAAATCCCTGCAGGTGTAAAGTCCTTGTTCGGCCATGCGATGTCCGGTGCACCCGTCATGGTGGCTAGGTGCTGCCCTATGGCTTGCTCGATGTCGTTGAAGGTCATTATTGAACCAACCTCACATTCTTAGCTACTACGGTTGACCAGTTTTGTGCTGCCTTGTCGCGCCAAAGGCCTCCCCCTTGGCCGACGCCAACCATATAATGACGGGCAATTGCATACTCGGCTGTCCATGCGACTTGGAACGGATCGCCAAGTTCGAGGCTCGATAGTGCTAAAATTACAGCATCGTTTGATGTTTCGCTGTTCTTGCCAGCATCAGGGTTACCACTCGCAGATGCACCGCCCAAAATGCTGGCCGTTACGCTATTCCGCAAGAACCCCGTATCGACCGGCATATCCCCGCCTTGTGCCACCGGAACCTGAGCTGCCCGCACCGTGTCCTGAATAGACTGCTTGGCGACGCGCAACATCTGGTCGGCGGTTTTGTTGGCGAATTGAGTGACGTCTGCGATGAACTTTTTGTTGTCGGTCATTTTGACAGCCAATCCACAACATATTCGTCATAGCACCTGCACTGGATTGTCTGATCCGCGCTCGCTCCTAGCGACGTATCGCCGGGATAAAGCATCCTTGATCCATCCGGCAGCGTAAACGGAGCGTCCATGCCGTCAACCGATTGTCCGTCCATGCTAACGTGATCTTCCCGCGTCCGACTGTCCAATGTTGCCGACCAAGTGCGCTTTAGCTTCTCGCTCTTGATTGAGCCCTGTTCAACAGCCTGCAATATCCCTTCACGCCGTCCAGCGCGTAGTGCCGTAATGCTTTCCGTCCGCGCTATCGTATCAGCGCGGTGTTTCAGCATCCGGTCAGAATAGCGGCCCGCTATCCGGTCCAGATCAGCAGCCGAAAGAGCCTTGCCGCTTGCAATCGCTTTTCTAACAATGCCGTCAAAACGCCGGTCCCGCAACTTGCGCGTGAAATATGAGACGTCGAGATTAACCAATTCTTGCCGCGCATTGGACAGATAACCGCTTTGTGCCTTCGACAGCCCGATAAACCCGCCCTGCCTCGATCCGTTCACAACCTTGCCAGCGATCTGCACAGCGACCTGTCTAGGCCCGATACCGCTCGCCAATTGCCCGCCAATCGTCTCTCTGAGCATATCAAGCTGCTCATTGACTATATTGGTCACTAGACCGCCAACGTGCGCCCTTGCCCATTGTTCGGCCCGTATAGCGCGCCCGTCAAAACCAAAGCTAACGGCAAATGTCGGAGCCAGTGCAGGAATGGTCTGACCGCCGCTTACATAAGCTGATGTCATCGCTGCATCTATCGGGTAAAGTTCCGCCCGCGTGAGGCCTGCAATCTTTAGTGCCCGGTTCAAATCCCGCGCCTCGATAGCCCTTGTCAGTTCGGCAATGTTAATGCTTGCCGTCTTGATGCGGATTGCTGCCAGGAAAGCGTCTTGAATTTCCGCGTCATATTGTTTCAATAGTGCTTGGAGCCTGTTGTTTAGCACCCTGCGACGAGCCATTAGCGGCGCGCCTGAATTTCATAGGTTAGCGGCACACCAGCCGGAGCCAATTCCATCACGCTAACAATCTCATATTCCAGCGTGGCAATCTTCACCTTGTCGGCAACTGTTGGATTGATGCCCGTCGCCCCAATCAATATCTTGCGATCTTCCGCCCGGATTAACGTACCGTCGATCAGCTTGCGCGGATAGTTTGAGACTATGCCAATGACCGGGGTTTCGGTCGGGCTTCCCGCTGGCGCATCCCATGGATTAACCGGCTGAGCTGCACCGGAAACGATAGTTATAGAAAAACCGCCGTCGCTTAATGCTTGGGCGGCTTCATTTATGCCAGCAGCGACTTCGCGCTGTATATCGGAGCCACTCACCCCTGCATTGCCTTCATTATGTCTGTCAGTTCGCTTCTAGCCATGTCTGAGGCTCCTAACAGTGAATAAGGCCCTACTAGGCCAGCTATGCTATAAGACGCCGTGTTGTCGCTATGCAGGGTCGCGCAAGCAATCCCCGTAATGTCGCCAGCCTCAGCGCGTTCTAGTAATTCTTTAAGTTTTGCAACACATCCGTCATTTGGCTTGCCGTCCTCAACCTGTCCGCCGTGAAGCGATGCAACTTTAGGCCCGCAAGAGGAATTTGGACGATCCATTGATATAGTCTTTAAGCAAATCCATCGCCATTGTCACTACACTTCGCTGCGCGTCTACGCCGGTCTGCCCTGTAGGCGTCCATCCGATCTCACCAACGCGCGTCAAAACCTTCTGCTGTCCAGGCGTTACGCTTGGCTGCAATGATGCAGGGCTTGCCAGTTCAGCGCGGGCAAAGATCGATTGCGCCGTTTTGATGTCAGCCGGGATTGTGCCGGTAAATGTCGGATATTCTGCGTCTGCTTTCCAGTTCAGTGATTTCATGAACAGATAGGCGCGGCGCAGCGATGCCTCGTTTTCAGCATCCGTGCCAGTTAGCGCGGTCCCGTAAATGGCAACCTGCGAAGCGGCAAACTCGACCAACGTGGCAAAGCTGTCTGCATCGGTTACGCCTGTTCCATCCTCAATCGTTAGGGCCATTATTTAGCCTTTCGGTTCCCGCGCTTGGTCTGAGCAGGTTTTGGTTCCCGCGCTTCTTCTGGCGCAAACCGTGCATCAATGATTTTGTAACCGTCAGCGACCAACTCGGCCTTACGTTCGGCAGATACGGGATGTGGTTCATATTTGATTTTCATATTCAATCCCTCAAAGTGAAAGGAGGCGAGCCTAAACCCGCCTCCATCATAATCAACCGAACTGATCGCCAATCGCAGCAACGCCAGCGGTCTGCTTGATGTCGGTAGCGACTTTATCCCAATTCGTGCCGGTCGCTAGTTCAGCATCGGTCGGAGACTTGCCGCCGTTGCCTTCATCCCAGGTGTAACCCTTGAGGCCCAGGCCGAACGTGTAATCAACCTGCATCGTGGTTTCGATACGGGTCTGGCCGTTGGTGGTCTCAATGTTGGAGATAACGTCGCCGCCATCGCTAACAGTCGCAGCACCGGCAGCCAAAGACAGGACAATATCCTGTGCAACAGCGGCAGGGTCAGCAACCAGCGGGATAGTCAATGATGGAGCATCGGTGACAATAACCGCCTTGCCGAGAATATCGACAACGGTAACGCCCTGTGCAACGAACAACCGCGCTGTGTTGGTCAGGTTCTGACCGATCAAGCGGTGGAACATAGCGCCGGTCATGACTTCCGCCACCAGATCGCCGGAACGGTCGCCGAACAGAGCATGGGAGGCATTGATCGCCGAATATGTAACTGGCGAATCCGCACCATCCGAAACCGTCTTGACAGTCGCCGCGCCCTGTTGACGAATAGCTGCTGCGAGACCCGCAACAGACGTATTCAGCTGGTCTTTCAGCATGGCCTCGGCAAAGTTGCGCGATGCAACCTCGATGCCCTCAGCGGTCGGCTTCTGCAACCAAGTCATCTGGCCGGGTTCATACCGGATCGGGCCAAAGCCACCAGCGATCTTGACGCTGGAATGCTGAAGCTGCGTCAGGTCCGTTGGCGATGCAGTGGACTGCGAAGCATACCGATCAACGCGGCGCTGTGCCGAATGGATGGCAGCAAAGAACGATTCCTGCATGAAATCGCCGGAAAAGCCGTCGGTCGTCAGGCGGATAGCGCCATTCGATGCCGCGTTGAACTTATCGACCATTTGGCCGAGCGTTTCAATCGTGGCAGGCATGATGTATTCGTTGAATACTTTCATTTGAGAGAGAGACATAATCTTAAACTTTCTTTTCTACGTCCCCAATTCGGGGAATCTGTTTGCTAGTGCGGCAATCCGCTCCTCTTTCGTTCCAGAGAGAGATCCGCTATTAGTTGTTTTCGTACCGTCGCCACCCTTGCCGCCGCCGCCTTGCGGTGCTGCAACAAAGTCTTTCCCCTCACCAGCAGCCCACCGTTTAACGTGATCAGCAAGGCCGATTGGCCCCATGTCCGTTTCAATAAATGGCTTGCCGTCGTCACCGATCTTCACGCCGTCTGCCAACATATTGCGGGCTGCTTTTGTGAATGTCGGATTTGTTACACCTGCCTCAGTCAAGGCGTCGGTTAGATCACGGTCCAAAGCGTTTTTACGCGCCGTTTCTTGCGAGGTTGCCAACTTGCCAAGCGCGTCGTCGCGTTCAGCTTCCAATTCCTGCCGCAATTTGATTAGAGCCGCCTCGTCCGCTTTGCCGTCCTTTAGTTTCGACCACTTTTCAGCGTCAAAATCTTCGGGCAGGCTGTCGGCTTTGGCTTTGAATGTATCGCGGTCTAGCTTTACCGTGTCCCGGTCAGCTTTCACGCGCTCATAGGCGCTTTTCAGGTTTGCAACATCGGGGTGTGCATCGACGCCCTCAATCTGGAGGATGAACTTGCCATCCGTTTCGGTGTAAAGTGGGATAAGGGCTTCATCGAGGCCCTCAGTGGATTCTAGTACGGTCTTGAGCATCGCTCATATTCCTTCGGTTGTGATTGCCCATCGGGCGGTTATGCTACGTCTGCCTCGGCCATTGGGCCATCAAGCAGCTTTGCCTCTTCATCGGCACTACGTTCCGGCGAGAATATCCCGCCGTTCGTGCCGTTTTCATAAAATGTTTCCCAAGATATTCCGCCGGCAACGTAAACACCGTGCAGCGCGGCGAAATCCGAAGGCGACATTGTGCGGTCCATAAGATCCGCCGGCGCCGTCACTACAATGTCATTTTCCGGCAATCCCATAATCATCGCCGCGTTACGCAATGCCCGTTCAAGCAACATGCAAGACGACTGCGCTATGGTTGTCAGCGTGGCGGTTTCCGATGCGTAGCGGAGCCGTTTAGCCTCGCCGCTTTCCGCGCCCGCTGCTGTCTGTTCAAAAAGCCGCGCCCCTGCCATGACAGCAGATTCGCGGTTATCCATCATTGCGATCTTGTGCGCTTCAATCCCGATGCATGTAGGCGATACATATTTGAGGTCAGGCTCTTGTCCGACCGCGCCATGCATTTCGTGGACCGCGCCCGCGCCAACCATATCAGGTGCAGGGCCATTGATTGCTACAAGCGTTTCCTGCCCGCTCATGTAAAGCTGGTGACGATAGTCAGCCGATAGCTGGTAAATTGCCTTTGCTGCGTTTGCGACCCCGATCAGTGGCGGCGCTTCAATCTGCGGCGAAAGGTCCATTGCATTTGCAACGTCGAACGGAATACGCGGCAATGCTTTCCCGCCCCGCCCGCGAACAACAATCTCTTCCCCATTATCCGTCGTGCCATCAAAGACCGATGCAGCATAAGCCGCGCCGTCCATTTCAAGCAGCCGGTATTTCTCTAACTGTTTCCAGATGAATCCGTCGCGCTTGTGCCGGGTCTCGTCCAGGACGTACCAATCCAAATCCCAGTTAATCAGCAGATCACGCGAATAACCAGCAAGATACGGGTCGCCAGTGGATTCAGGCGCATCGGTCAGGACAGCATAACCGCCAATGACCAGCAATTCCCGCGTGATACGCCTGTGGAAAGCCTCAAGAGGTAATCCTTCACCGTCTGCATTTTCCCAAAGATACATCAGCGCGTCCGGTATCTCTATCGGTATCTCGCGTCCGTGGATGATGCCGATCATTGCACCGATTGAAGGTGCCAGCAAAGCCGGGAACTGCGCCCGTGCCTTGTAAGCATTATACATTGCGGTGCCGCTGTCGTCCTGCCCCCTGAACCCTGACGGCATTGGCAGGTAGTTTTCCCCTGCCAGCTTCATTGTGTTTTCGCCGTCCATGCAATCGCGCATCAACTGCCATTCGGCGCGCCGTGCCGCCGTCACTGTCGGATGGTAGTTTTTGACGCTTGCCATTAATACAATCCCGCCAATTGCTTAGTGACGCCAGTCGCCACCGGTGGAGGCTGCAAAATATCCATAACAGCATCCATCATCGGATCTAATGTGTCATCATGGGCAGCGTTCGGGAATCCAGATGCTTCCGACAAGAAACTCGATAGGTGTGGGCAGTTTTCCAAAACCGCCACGTTGCCTGCCTCGATGAACGGAGCGGCATCATAAGCCCTTGTGATCTTATCTCGGTCGCGGGGTATCGGCAGCATAGGAATCCCCTCACGAACAAGCGACTGGATTAGTCCAGTGCCGGAAACTTTATCTTCAACTTTGAAACCACGAAGCGCGCCTTGGCCTGATACCGCGCTATGCTTATGCCAAAAGGCCCTCGCATTTGCGACTAGCTCGGGCGCTTCCCATTTGCCGCGCACCATATCGAGCATCACCGCTTGGCCTGATATGCTTTTGCCCCAGCACTGAAACACACTGTAATCGTTTTCCTGCCCGGTCTTTTGGGCTGTGTCTCCGTACAAAACTCGGTATTCAACCGGCGGTGAGACCGGCAAAAATTGCCACCAATCATCTTTGAATATCCCGCCTCCAACTGGCGAAGGGCGTTGCATATATTGGCCTGCAAAAATGTAACTGTTGGCCTTGCGTTTCCGGTAAAGGTCATCAGCAGGGAATTGTTCGGCCCAGAATGTTTCGTCTTTTGGGTTGAGAGCAGGGATGCAAACGTGATCCCATTGCTCGCCATTGCCGCCTGCCAGAAGCCAGCCCGTTAGATCCTCTTCATGCAACCGCTGCATGATTAAAATAATTGGCGTATCAACTGTGTTCTTTCGGCTTTCCATCGTCACTTCAAACCACGAAATAACTTTTTCGCGCATCGTTTTGCTGTTGGCCTCGCCAGCTTTGTGCGGATCATCAATTATTATTGCGCCGCCAAATCCCTTGCTCATTTTACCCGCGCCGAACCCGGTAATAGTGCCGCCCGCGCCGGTGGAATAAACAACCCCGCCCGCAGTCGTCTTGAAGTGATCCTTCGCGTTGCTGTCCGTTCTAAAATCTGGCGCACCAAATATCTCTGCATATGCCTCGTGCTGCATGATCGCTCTGGTCTCCCAGGCATTCGCAGTCGCCAATTCTTTCGCGTAGCTTGCATGGATAAACTCGGCATCAGGACAAATACCCATGCACCATGCCATAAAATTCTTGACTGCTATCTCGGTCTTTCCCGATCTGGGCGGAATATTGATTATCAGGCGTTTGGTTTTGCCTAAAACTACCCGCTCCAATGCATTGCAGATAACAGGATGAAATGGAGCCTCGCGCATAGCAACATTGCGGCGCGCCATGAACATCCATTTTGTGAAACTCAATAAATCAGATTGTGCATCCGCAATTTCATCAGGCGTCACGGTGTTTTCGTTCAAGCGCCTCAATGATTGCGCCGGACGACGCAGGTGTCATGCTGCCGTCGCTGGATAGATGATCTAGCGCCTGCGGTGCTTTACCGTAGCCGCGATCCAATATCTCTTTGATTGCAGAAACCCTAGCAGCCTCACTCAATGCCCCCGTTGTCAGCCGCGCCAATTCTCTCAGCGCGGCGGGTGCATATTCCTGAGCAAGGTCTTTTATTTCCGCCGTTGCCTTGTTTAGGGTGCCTTTCTTACGGCCTCCGCGACGTTCACCCGGCTTGCTGCCCCGGTTACTAACCCTTGCTACTTTAGCCGCCATATTGAACCTCTTCCAGGCATCGCCCATAGAGTTTGTTAGATCCCCACCACCGCAGCGCAAGATGCTTTGTATAGCGTTAGCTGTCTGTGGTTGCTCTTGATGCGGGGTGAGAAAATAGAAAGGCCAGCCCGTTAGAGCCAGCCTTGAATGAAAGGGCGCTTCCGATTGAACGGCTCCACATATCGCAGCGCACCCCCACTGCATGGAATTCTACTAAACTAAATTGGAGAG